AGTGGCATAGCCGCCAGTCGCTTCAAGACCTACTGTGACTCCCTTTTTACGCTGTCGTGATGGGTTTATCGGATTGCGCGCCACGGTATTAATCGTGCCACCAAAATCAGAAAACGAATTAGGTTCTGCCGGTTCCCAAACAGGCGTTGTAGGCAATACACCTAGCGTTTCTTCTTCAGCAATGCGTAAACCAACAACATTACTGTCAATTTTGTTAACAGCAGCCATAGTGTGACCTCTATAGTTAAATAGTGAAATGAATTAAGAAATGGAATTACTTAATGTGTGTGTAGTAAAAAGACGTGATGAAATTTGCCTGATAGTGAGCACCAGAAATACCCACCTCATTTATGTATGACTCCCTAAACCAGATTGCTCCGGCAGAGTCTGTTTTACCCTCAAAGGCATCCAATAGTGACAGGGTAATTTGGTCGCTTTTGGTAAGGCCATCATTCGGCGGCGTAAACACTTGAATAATAAGTGAGCCGGAACGATCAAACCTTTTTTTACCGGTGCCATCGGCAAAAGAGGCTTGCCCAAACAGATTATGTTTTATCGTTACTCTGCCCCAACACTCATCCGCTGAGGGTAGCGGGTCTAAAATCTTGTCTTGGTACTCGATAGGGTTATTGGTATCCCATGCCGCCGTCACCATGTTATTAATAATATCGCGTGCTTCCGCTAATTCCGTCATAGCGCTACTCGCATTTCATACATGATTGGTGTATTGCCAGGTTGTACGGTTTTGATGTTCTTTATCTTCCAGCGTTTATTGCCATCAACGACAAAATCAAATTGGTCTAAGCTGTCTACAATGTGTGGTGTTAACAATTTTTTCTGGCTCTCAAGAGTGCGATCATTGGCAACTTCATCAACCATAAAATCAGTAAATACCGCTTTTTGATTAACGGTAACTTTACGATCGATAGAACCACGGTGGGGGTTAGCCTCATCTGCCGGTACTTTACTGACCTTTTCAAACGTGACTTCCCTACCCTCTTCGTCGATTAGCTCTATGGCAACTTCTACCAACTCTTCTGCAGTACTCATGAACGCTGCATCCGGTAATTGGTCGTTTTAAGTAATGAACTGATAAGCTTGTCCGCTGCGGGATATGGCGAATCGATTACAGACTTATCGGCACCACTGGTGATGTAATGGACTTCTTTTTCAAGTGAGCCCACTTTTTTCTTTTCACTTTTTACCGAACGTGAAGCAGTTGAAGGATCTGGTGCTAACTTCGATGCCGCAGCGCGAACGGCATACTCAGCGGTAGCATTAATTAATGCTTTGGGAATACCTATAATGACAAAACCGTCTTCGTCGTAAGCATCATAACGCGGCCAAGACAAGCCTTGAGTATTAGAGGATTTTCGGCCAACAAACTTACGAGAATATTGTTGCTCAATATAGTCAGTTGCAGCGATAATACAGGCTTCTTTTTCATCATCGCCTTTATCATCCCAACCGTTTTCTTCTATTCTGCCACGGTCATTCAAATAATTATCGACCGCGCCGACAGAGGCATAGGCGTTGCTATTATCAACACCGGTACCATCTTCGAGTGTAAACGGCATTATTTAACTCGCTTAAGATCAGGTACGACTGCTTTAATTTCAGCACCAGTGACAGAATCATCGTCCATTAACGCTTTAACCGCCGCAAGCTTTGGTTTACCACCATCCGTCCAATGTTCATCATTATCATTGTCCAGCAAATCTAAGGCCGCTTGGATGGTTTCTGTTCGCTCAGGGGTTAGTTCCTGATCTTTGCTTTTTTCTTGCTTTAAAGTTTCAACCGTTACTTTAATATCAGCGGCTTCATAAGCTTTTTTAATGTTTGGGTATTCGCCAATGATTTTGATAGCGTCTTCACCGCTTTTGAGCTTTTCAACTTCTCCGGCCCAAAAGCTAGGGTTGCGGTAGCGGAAGCCTTTTTCAAAATTATCTGTTTGTGCTGAATATACAAGCATTTTAATCTCCAAAATAAAAGCGACCCGAAGGCCGCTTTGTTGATTTAATTACTGCGTATTAACCAAAACGCCAGCAGTGTTCTTGTTATCAGTAACGACTTTATCCCAGTTAGCACCAGTTGCAATTGCTGCAGCTGTTGGCGAGGCTCCGCCTGAGACTTTATCCCAACTATAACCTTTAAGCTTTAGATTAAAGGTGTATTCAGACTGCATAGTGCGCTGGATATTTTCAGTGCCGTTTGATGTCTCAACATTGGTAAATAAATCACCATTACTTTCAACCATTGCCGCACCTTGAGCCAAGCCAAGCGTGTGATAAGTATCCGGCGAGCCGCTTGTGATAAGCGCTGGAGAATCTGTGACAATTAAAATTCGTCCAAATCCGTCATTCATAACTGAAATATTTTCAATTTCAAATAATCGTTCAGCGTTAGCTATGTTTTCCAGATAAATGTTTGTCATAGCGTCTGAGTGCATAACCCAAGCAACCAATGAGTTCGCCCGATCACCAAATCGGCCAGCACCACGAACCAATGCGGCGCGATTGGCTGCTGCTGCAGTGCCATCATGAACAACACCGGCATTGGCACTTATACCCGCAACCAAACCAGAGATAGCTGAATTAATATAGTCCTGAGCGATACCAACACCTAATTGTTCACCATAAACAACACCCGCTTCTTCTGGATTTTTTTGAATCCATGTAAGCTGTTGAGGCTCAATGGCAATAGGGGGAGTACCACCTGCTACTTTTACACCTGTGTGGCCATCTTGAGTCATGCTAACAGCTGACAAATTGCCAGAACCGTAAGAATTTCGACGACGAATTAAGCCTGGTATTTCTTTCCAGAAAGTTGAAGTTGAATAATCGCCATCGTTATCGCCACCACTTAGAGTAATTGCGCCTCGTGTCGATTCGTTAAAGAGTTGAACATTTTGAGCGACTTTTTCAGTAGCTTCTCGGTAGGCGTATTGTTCAAAAACCTGCATATCTGTTAACGACATTTTTAATCACCATGTTTAGCTTTGTGGGCAGCGACTTTCTCTTTAGGAGTTTTAGCTTCAGCCCAGGATTTATTTGAAGTTCCACCGCTACCGGCAGAATGAGGCGCACCCGATCCGGACGCATTAGCAGCCTCAAAAAAGTGAGGCTTTTTGTCTTTGTAGACGTTTTCGAAAAACTCCTTCGGAGTAATTCCCATCGGATCGCCGTCCCCATCGAGAACTTGAACCTTTCCTGAATCGTCCAAGTTGAAATTTGAACGAGTTAAACTGACAACATCATCGATACTGCCTTTAATAACTCCCGCATCAATAGCGGCAGTTGTTAAGTGGTTTGCAACAATTACATTGGTAAGATTTTTCTTTGTTGCATCAGACTCGCCTTTAAGAGAAGTGATTTCTTCATCTTTGCGAGCCAATTTCTTTTCATGCTCACGTTGAAGCCTTTCAATCGCTTCAGGGTCACCGTTGCCAGCGGCCTTTGCTAATAGCTCTTCAACGCTGTCAACTTCAAAACCTTCAATATCAAGAAGCTTTTCGAATTTCTTTACGCCGTTGTATTTTTCGCGTAGCGAATTACGCTCTTCTTTAAGGGTTGTAAGTGCGCTTTTTAAATTTGTTACATTCTCAAGACCTGCCGCTTTAAAATCAGCGTCAAGCATGTGCTTACCGTCTTTTTCAACGTAATGTGAGCGTAATTCTTCTGGTACATCGTTAATGTCATCGACAATTATATTGAGCATGGATATTTCCTCTTTGCATCGCAAAATTCGCCATCGGCGTTGGGAACCCAAATTTTGGGCATAAAAAAAGCCCCGCTAGGAGCTTTTTGGTTAATCTTAGTTTTTTATTCGCTTTCTATAAATGTTCGCTGGAAGAAGTCTTGCTTAACTAGCTCTAGCGTACCTAGAACTTCTGTTGGCGTTAGCTTGCCTACTGCCACTTCTTCAATGGCGTTTTCAATAGCCGTAAACAGACTGATAGTTTCGGGGCGCATTGGTACGCCTTCAAGCTTGGTTACTTCACCCATGGGTACTAATCCTAATTTCAGGCATAAAAAAACCCGTACTTGGCGGGTTAATTACGGCAAGTTTTTCTTTTGGCGTAAGCGATTCTCATAATTAGACACTAAACAACCCCTATCTTTAACCACTTACCATCAACATAGCGCGCAACGACTTGATTACATCGAGCACAGCGCATGTCCGGCGACATATTGACTTTATCCAGTATGATCTCTCGGCCATTTTCACGTACGTCAGTAAAAGTTATATTCACTAATGAAAAATCAATGCCTGTCTCTTTCTTGCATGATGGGCATGAAAACAAAAACGTACTATCAGGGGCTTTATCCCGAACAGAAGGTTTTTTAGTGATTGAGGTTAGCAGCTTTAAGCCGCGTTCCCGAAGGCTTTTTGCCATGCTTGTGGATGCCTGTTTTCGAGTTCTTTGAGTGTAAGTGGTCTGCCATCGCGGGTTGAAAACTTTTCAACGGAAAGCTTGCCACTCCTAAATAGCTCAGCCTTGCGAATCCCTAGCACTTCTTGCTGACGGGATACGCTTTGCCTTCTTAACCAGTCGCCGTATGACAGTGACGATGGCACTTGTCCATCCATTGATGCCCTAGTAATCGTGGGTATACCATCAATTGAACGCCATGATTTTAGCATAGGTGTGGTACGACTACGACAGCCCAAATGTGCTGGTGGCCGTGGCCCCGATTTAAGCGGATACTGCTTTTTGTCACGCTTAATACATATCGGCGTAGTCTTGGTATCCAATGTGGAAACCCAAACAACACCCTTTAACAAATGCTCATTGGCATCATAAACACGCTGAGTCGCAACATTAGAAATGTGGCTTACTGCCGTTCTAACAATCGTGTCTACACGGGCTATATCGGTATTAACTGACCGCTTTATCCTAGCAGCGATGCGGCTAACTGCCTCACCCTCAATGTACCCTATTCTGATCTGCTGAGCTATTCGCTCACGGGCATCAACCTCTAGGTTTTGATACCATTTCTTTAATAGCTTGCCGTTGAATGGCCTAGCCGCAGCGGCGGCATAAATTTGTTCTAATGTAGGGATAACCGTTAATTCCGCACCCATGACACCATTCATTGCATTGATGAGGTAAGTGGCCTCAACTGGCGCCAATTTTTCAAGATCACCATCAATCAATTCTTGAATATCAGCGTAAGCACCCGCCTGTAACAATCTAATATTTCTTAGCAACACTTCAATGCGGGTTTTGCGGTATTCCTTAATCTCAGATTCTAGAAGCTCTCGCTGTATATCCTCAGAAACCCTATTCAATATGGGTAAAATTTTAGCAATTAATGACTTTTTGAAGAGCTCGTTATCAATTGAACGACTAATCAACTCCTCTTGGAGCTGTTCATTGGCATTCATGCAATTTCTTGTGCTTGCTCAAGCTCTAAATCAACATCCACATCATCAGACAGTTTATTTAATCGCTTAGCCTCTTTAAGCAATGTCTTATCTGATATTTTGCGTCGTGCATTCATATCCAACAATTGCGCAAAATCTTCATTGGCTGTGAGAGAGATATTAAAGTCTTTATTAACATCGACAATCATATTGGATGATTCGGTACCCATCCACTCATCTGCTATCTTGAGCGCATTAATTACACCATCCTGTAATCCAATTGCCCAATCTTGTAATCGTGTATCACCCTTCGCTGTATCAATGGCTTTGGCGGTAGCCGTCTCATTGCCGGTGCGTTTAACCATGGGCTCTAGCGAGTGCTTAGCCATTTTTATTTCTAAGCGCTCTAAATCTTTTTCACCAGATTCAATGGCCTTACCGCTATGCTCGATCCAAGAAGCCTCGCCGTGTTCATTTTCGCTAACGATGAACTGGCTAATACCATGTTCTTGCATTGACTTAATACCCTCTTCACCCAGGCATTTAGCAAACAGTCTAGGCACACGAGCCATGTGTAAGATATTCTTTTGGTCGCTTGCTGATTGCCAGTGCTCCAAATTCAACCAAGCTAGTTCGTTTAATGGACAACTGCCTTGTAGCTCACCGGTTTTATTCAGGTAGACAGTAGATAAGCCAATACCAGGCAATGTTCTTTCGCCCTCTTCGTACAGTTCCCACTTCTTACCATCTTTGGATTTTCGCCATATTTGGTAAAAGCTGCTAGAAAAATTAGTTTCAATAACACGAATTTGCTCAACATATTCATCAGTGTATTGGTCTTTTTCGACAACTACGCTTTCTTTAAATCGAATGTGATACAAACGACCTAGATCATCATGCTTCCATGCAAATAGCTGTGTCGGTGCAACCTCTACAAAATACGGCCGTACACCTAACGCTCTTTGTTCTGCCAAATTATTGGCCGTAATGCCCGAAGGCACATCAACTAGAATATGGCTCAGGCCAAACGTCTCACCAGTCTTAAAAACATTCTTGGCAAACCGGCTAAGTGAATACCCGCACATATCAATATCAGTGGTGATATTCGATATTGTTTCGCTTTCATCAGTAAGTAAAATATCGCGGGAAAACACCTGACCGGCTAAGCCATCTAACGCCTCACCAAAAGCATTGTGTAAAAACGTTCTTTCTAGTCGAGCTTTGTAGCTTTTTTCATCCTCCAAAGGCTCCTTAGGCAAATATTTCTCACCCGCTGAGCGCATAGCCTTGGCGCCACCGGCAAGCGCCATGGGCAAAGCCCAATCTTCGGCCATTTTGTCGTAGAGAACACTGGTGGTGTCAATGGATGTCATAGAACGTTATTCATTAAGTGTGTTTTTGGCTTATTAATCGCAAAGTCATGTGAAATAAAATAGCCGCCAGCATCAGGCAAGTGATCAAGCCCTTGGTTTTTATCAGGCTCCCCATTCTTGTTGTATGCTTGTTGCTCAAGACATCTGACATATTCAGGACATGTGTTTATATTCACCCTGTAGCCTTTCTTAAACGCCGCATTCATATTGTTAATCCGATCTTTAACAGCAGGGTTTTTGCTTTTTGCCCTAACAGTAAATCCATGATCACGAATTATAGAAATATCGGTCTTGCTAGCATTAACTGTCTTGCGAGAATCACCGCTTGAATCTGGGTAAACGTAAACGCTGTGGCCTTCGTAACGATCTTTGATGATCTTGCAAATTTCTGGCGTGTCATAACCTTGGGTTATTTCGCTTACCGCATTCGGCATGCCATCGCGCAGCACATGAATAACAGAGGACATATTACCTACGTTAAAGTCCATACCAACATAAAGATGCTCGCCACTTTTGATTTGTTCGCTTGAGCTACATCGCTTACGACAAAACCCAGTGTAAACCGTACCTGATGTCAGGTTTACAAACTGTCCCATCAAATATGCTTGGAGTAGGTTTTCTGGGTATTCTTCTTCCAGCGATTCGATATAACAATCAGGAAGATTTTTTACATTAGAAAAAGTAGGCGCTCTAATAATTTGGTAATCATCATTACCCCTGCGTTCCCAGCGGTCATAAACAAAACGGAATCCTTCTGGCGTGGTAGCCACCGCAATAGTGTTTTTGCTTCCGTCATGTTTTTTCTGCCGATTCCTCGATAAAACTCTACGCCAAACCTCTCTTGCATCCTCAGTTTTTAACGTATCAAGTTCATCAACATCTGAATCAGCAACTTCATAACCAATAATTCTCTGCGGTGCATCCATAGACCGAAAAATGATCTTGCCGCAACCCTCAATATGCAGTTCGTTTTTTGGCGACTTGTAAAGCTTATAAGGAACATTTAACCCAGCTAGCTTTTCTTCAAACCTCGGCCATGCAATTTGCCTTATTAAATCGTATGTCGGTTCATAAAAAGCAAAATTGTTTTTGGGGTAATTGAATGTTTGAATTAATCGGCGATTAATTAGCGCTTCCGTTTTGCCTGCGCCAAAGCCTGCAACCATTGCAGGGTACCGAGCTGTTGACTGTATAAACCTATGCTGTGGAAGTGTCGGCTGTATCTTCACTTGGCACTACATATTCAATTTTAGGCGGTGTTATATCTTCGGTCTTAATTTGTTCGGCATAAGCGCCAATATCCGTATGCTTGCCGAGTAATTCTAAGTTTCTAACTTTATCAGGCCATTTGATCTTTTTAATTAAGCCACTTAGTTCTTTCTTACCATCGTTATACTCGAACATTTCAGCAATATCTAAACCGCTGATTGTAGTACGCCAAACTTTAGGCCATTCAGAAAGGGGCTTAAAACCGCTCAGATCGTCCAAGAAAATATCCTGTATATCCATATCATCAATTTCTTTATGACGCTTAAGGACGTATTCAGCATTAATACTAGTTGCTTCTGAGCGTTTTTCTAAACGTTCTTCAATTGCCTTTTTTAAGACAGGTTTTGCTAGGTTTTCGGTACCCATCTGTTTTGCGGTTTTTTCACTATACCCAGCACGTAATGCGGCTTGAGTGGCATTAAGATCAATTAGATATTCTTCAACAAAGCTTTTTTGCTTTTTGGTTAAGCTCACTGCTTGTTCCTATCCTGATCAATTGTGTACTTGCCTTCTACAAAAGTGATTTTCTCGCTATTTGAATCAATAGCTTGGGCATCGTAAAAGTACTTGCCAACATCCCAGTTACCTGTAGGAGTAAACCCTACTCTACCGTCAGTACCATCGGTAATTAGAGCGCCTGCAATCACACCCATTTCATTATCAGTATTTACTGGGTCTTTGTCTGAGGTAACCGCTAAAGTGAAAGAAGACCAACCCGATATATCAACTACATTGCCGTCTGCATCTTTAATGGTAAAAATATGACGACGAGTATCACCACGCTTAATCGTGATATCAACAATACTGATCATTAAGCACAAATCTCCACTTCAATATCTTGTTCGAGTTCAACGGTTATTTCCGGTTCTAAAGTGACTTGGTATTCAGGATCAACGTTTACCGTGTAATCAGCCATAAGCTCTACCTCTAACTCCGCAAATATTTGTAAAGTTGTCGGTGTACCGTTTGGCTGAAGATACCAATTTCCTACCCACATCACTCAACCAAATCTATGTCATTGCCATTGCGAGTAACGCTTTTTGTTACTAGAGGCGTTTTAGTGTCTTTGTGTAGTTTTCGATAAGTGGCCGTGCGGATTTCTTCGTCAGCTTCCAGAATATCGAGAATGGTTTGCATTAATGTCGTTTGCTCAGCGGTTGCACCACTTATGGCGACACCCTGAGCCGCAACGCTGGAATTAACAAATATAGTGGCATTAAAACTCTGAGTAGGTACCGAAACCACACCATCATCACTAAATAAATTACCGTTTAAAGTGACCTGGTGAGAATGGTTAGCCGCCCTAACCTTCCAGCCATTAATTAAGACTATAGTTTTACCGGTAAAAATGCCTGTATTGCCGATAGGTGTACCACCTTCTGGGGAAAATGCCGCCGTATAGCGCGAGCCTTCACCACTGCTTACCCAACGTTTCCACGCTGAATAAAGATCACGCTCTACATTAAACGAGGTATCGCCCGAGCCGCTGGGTTCATAAACAACTTTATTAGGGCCATCAAACAGCCAATCAGCCATTTCATAATCCCAACGTGTAATCTATAGGCTTGCTTCTATCAACATCATTATCAAAACTAAGGTCATTTCTTTTCTGATTCCACCATTTGGAATTTTCATGCTCGTGATGAATTAAGGTATAACTGTCATCCAAACAAGGGACAACATAATATTTTTTATCGTTTACAAATATGAATGGATAATCAGTTAAAGGTCGCATATTTTTATGCCGCATTTTCATACTGACGCTCAATAGCAGAAACAAGCGTGATGACGTTAGAGTTACTTCGAGTGATGGTACCAGTGGCAATAACGTGCTGGGCAGTATCTAAACCAATCGCAACTACCGTGACATTAGCATCGGTACCAATAGTTCTACCGCCTTGGGTGTTACCATCGTAATCAAAATCAAATGAGATAGTGGAATTGCCAGAGATAGTACCCTCTATATCCGCACCTGAATTATCTTGTACAAAAATAGCGCCAGAGTTACCCCACTCTAAACCGCTGGTGACGCCATCGGTGAAATACATAAAGTAACGCGCTGAGGAATCATTTTGTAAATTGATGTTGAATTCCAAATTGCCAGCGGCAACAAAAGGAAATGTTCGTTCTGCGCCGCCATTATCAACAAAGATTAAATTATTGGTATCAACAGCACTAAAGTTATCAATATAAACCCCAGTGCCACCGCCTTGGTAATTTTCCGCTGCTTTGGTCTTTAATGTAGAACCGACAAACTCTAAAAGCTCCGGCATCACATTACCAACCAATGTTCCAGCACTGCTATCTTGATCTGTTGATTGACGTAAAGCCCACTGAACAAATTCATAGATTTCTTGTTTAGTGCCGTTATTGCCATCAATGATGATGCCGAAGTCACGTGAAGTAGAACCAATAGTTCGAGATTGTGCGGTACCAAAGAATGTAACACTCATGCCGGTGTAAGGCACGGTGCCTGAAATAGTGACATCAGTTGCTGAAATATTAAGGTCTGTACCGGTACCCACTGGAAAGGCAAATGACTTAGGTGCTAATAGATCAGTTACACCAATGGCCGCTAGGTTTGATGAACTAAATAACTGCGCTCTCTCACGGTTATAAATCGCAAAAGTGCCTGATCGGTTAAAGCCATCTGCATAATCACCATCACCATTGGGGTCGCTAATAATCTGTATCGATTCATTCGCGGCACCGGTAAACGTAAAATCAGTAGCACCCGCCCCTGTATCAAAATAAAGTTGGTCAGTGCCATTAATAGAGCCTAGAGCGGCGACATTTGCATAATGAGAGGTCACATTACCGTTGGTATTACGCACAAGCCAACCGGCATTCCGAATGGACTGGCGCGAAGAATTGTCAGCGAAGTCCCAACCTTCGACCCATTCATAAAATTCACTGGTGATTGGCACCAGAGGAAAGGGAAAAGCAGCCAGATTTTTACCGAGGGGGTCATTGGTCCATTCCTCTTTCAAAAAAGAATACAGCGCCCTACCGGTAACACCATCAGCAGCAATCAAATCACCAATACCGGTATTTAGGTGTACTTGTAAATTTGCCGTATCAATAAACACTTCCGTACTGTTGTCGTTCGTTGAACTATCAGCTAAGAAGTCTGGATCAGTAATGAGTGCCATGTTTTACCTCACAGGTTTTGGTATTGCCTGTCCAATTCCTGAGAAATGGGAATGTTAATGTTTTGTGATGCATCCAAAGCGGTTAATCGCTGGTTTTTGTAGCCCAAGGATAAAATGGAGACATCGATCGATGTTGTACCTACAGGCAAAGACGTTGTAAATATTCCGGTACTTACAACTTCTTCACCCGTTATTTCTGTTTGAGTGCCTGCGGTAAAAACTCTAATCTCAGTAGAGTTTTGAAGGCCAGATAATGTTAATGTGGTTGTCGGTTGGATGAAATTAACAGTTGCCCCAGCAGTTATAAAACTAGGTTCAGCTTGCCCAGAAGCCAATGTAATGTTTACTGTGCCGGTGGTCGCTGTAACATTAATATCAGTTGTGTAACCAGTGAACGTAGTACTTTCTAGTGTGTAACTTCCTGCGCCCAATGATAAAGCATACGTCTCATCACCTTTTATAAATGAGCATGATGTAATTTCTGCACCATCTTCAGCGACAGCGCAGTGGGTAGTGCTAACACTTTTTGTGAAATTACAGTTATCAAAAACAGCCGATTTTAAATCAACAACCCCGCAAGAGGTGAACGCTGCTTTACTGCAAGGTACGTTTGGCGACCAATTTACCGTAAACCCTAAGCAAGAAAACCCATCAAAAATATAAGTGGCAGAAGGGCTAGACGCGGAGGCAATCTGAAATGCGTGCAAATCAAAACTTCTTAAAATAGACGCCGAAAAGTCCATACTGCAATTTGCACTAGCGTTGACAACAATATCCTGCCTGCCTGCTTTTATTCTGTATCCAATTTGATTGTCAGTATCGTACTCTGGATACTCAGCTAGTGAATTAGCAGCAGAAAAATGAGTTTCTGTGCTACCGTCCCCAATCCGAATGGGGGACGTAAACAAATTTTGCCCAAGGCCATTATCCTGCACTCGGTAAAACGACTGACCAGACTTCAAAGCTTTTGTAATACTGCGGTAAGTAGATGGGTGTGTCGGAGATCCTCCCAACAACACTACCGGCTGCACACCACACTCCAGTGAAGCATATAGCCTACGTGTGCCGGATGTTCCCCCTACGTACTCGTATGCGTGTCCAGTCCGTACAATATCCGACCAGTCAATAATTCCTGATGAATCTATAAATGTTTCGTCTGGCAAAAATGCAGTAATTGTTCTAAATAAGCTATTACCTAAACGAACTTCGGTAAACGGTTGCCAAACAACCCAGTTACCAGATGAATCTTCAAAATAAAAATAAGAACCTTCATCAGCAAGAAAAGATGATGATGTATATTGTGCGGTAAATGACCAAGCTTTATCCGTTAAATCGATCGAGTTAATATCTTTGTAGTAGCCCTGAACTGAATTTGCGCTATTCGTTGGACTGTAGTCTACCCGCTGGTATCCTCCGTACCAAGATGTGTCCGCCGCGTAAGTTCGAACATCAGTGTCCGTGATGTTCAACAGCGCAACCGTGTTGATGCCGTTCAGTGTTGTGCGGATAGCTGAAATGTCATTGTATGATTGCTGTGAGATAAAATCTCTTATTACCACAGGCGCTCCTTTCACATCATATTGAAGATAGCCACCTGACTTGTTAGTAATCGCAAGCGTTATCAAAACACCTCCGTTTGAGCCATCCGCATTTTCATACTCAAAACTACCAACACTTCCCGCTAATGGTTTAAGCTCGCTACCTACAATTAATTCAATAGACCCATCTGTAGTAACTTTGGCTTGATCTATTGTTACCCCATATCCGGTGGTAGGGGTTGATCGACTGTTGCCATCCAGCGCCAATACCCTAAGTACTAAGCAGCCATCAGTCAGTGTTGTTAAGTCGGGTATTGTAAAGTTATTTGTGTTTGCGGTTTGCAAAAAACGACTGCCTGAGTCAATAAAATTACTCGTATCAGCATCGCGAATAAGCAGTGTGCAAACTGCCCAACTGTCGTTCCTGCCTGTTATTGTTGGTGCTGCTATGTCTGTTCCGGTGTGTTCTAAATACCAAATACCACAACGCGCGCCTGATGAAGAAGGTGCTGGTCCATTCCACTCAACCCAACCATTATTCACGGAAATGGGGGCGTTTTGGTTAGCGTCATCACTGAGGATAACCATCAAAACAAAATCACCCGTTTCTTGATTTTCAGTAACCCATAAAGGTGAAAAAGAAGAGGTGTTTGATGGTGCTGCGTAATTTATTGTTTCAACTATGTAAGCCACAATGAGCCTTTTTGAAAAGTTTAGACAATGAGTTTTCTACCTTTTTGATCTGTCCTTGGGTATAGCGATCGTGCTGTCTTAAACTATGCTGCTGTAATTCTAAGCACAATTTTCTCTTTGAGTGAAGATATGGATTAACACCCGACTTTTCACAGGCATCTAAATACCGATCCAGTGCAAAATCAACCTCAGTCAGCAAGGACATTGAAATCCTGCAAAAACACTGAATTACCTAATTTGTCGAATCCTTCAATTGTAATGTCATACCCAACTGCTGTGGGGATTGGAAGCCTGGCGTTAGTGCGAACGCTGTTGAAATCTACAGAAAACCGACCAAATTGACTATCTTTCTTAAGTATCAATATTCTGTGGCGAACAGCTCTAGTTCCATTAACTTGAATCTCATCCCAGCTGATGACCGTTGTTGGCATTGAATTTCTTTCACAAACAACTTTGAAGACCGGAGGTGTCATAATCTCTGCGGACTCTACTGTATATCGACCAGATCGATAGTAACGTAAATCTTTTGAATGACAATCAAGCAGTTTTGCTTGACGCTCTAGAGCACGATGCACTTCATTATGCTGTGTAACCTCTTGTGCACTAACAAAACGTACACACGAAATTAAAAAAGCCAAAAATAACAATATTTTTACTATCATAATTCTCTCATTCGCTTTTCGTGATATTCAATATCTCTAAGTTCACGTTCTATTTCACGCTGCTCTTGCCTGTCTTTATGACGTTTATTAAATTGTGAGGCCATTAGTGATATTGCTAAACCACCCACAACGCCAACTATAGAAATAATGTGTGGTAGCCAGTCAGCTATACCTGCAAATCCTGAAGTCACCGCCACCCCCGCCCCTGAGTTTGTTATTGTATTAGCAGAATTCGTAATAAATCCCGCAAGGCGATCAATAATATTGCTCATTTCTTTATTTTTTCGAGTTGAGTTTATTGTGAAGCCCACCAAAAACTCTAACGGCGGTATACATAGACCATATTTTCCAATATGGTAGATTTTCTTTTTTTAGACCACTTTTGAAAATATCATCACATTCTTTTCTAGTAAGAAAATATTCTCCTATCTCATAAACTTTCTTTTGATGACTGCTATACAAATAGTCGTGCACAACCGCTTCTTCTCGATGTACTCCGTTAACTGAAAACAGACGTCTAAAAAACTTTGGTATTGAAGCAAAATCAGTAACAAAACCTTTGGGGATAGTTTGTTCACCGACAAGTGGGTGAAACCAAAACAAAGGTTCCACCAGCTCAAACTTTCCTTTTTCAGGCAAAGTTTTCGTAACTAATTCGCTTTTAATTGCTAACATCGTACCACTCAGCCGTTGTTATGATAGCGTTCAGAATTTCATTGACTGTCACTTTTTCGTCTTCATTAAGCACGCCAACATCTATTTTTTTTTCGATGTTATCAGCAACGCTTGTAATTAATGCAACTGCTAAAGTGCGGTCAGCAGGCGACAAACGCTCCTTGTTTAATCGTTCGAGCAATTCCTGCTCTATCAATAGAATTGATTTACGCTCAACATCAAATAACTGTTTTGCGCGCTGCGCATAACTAATAACGCGTCGCGCAGTAGCCACTCTGCCGTATGTGGGCGTTGATTCAATAAATTTACCCGTAGCATACTGAACAGCCAACTTATGCACTGGGTCTTGAATATTAAATGTTGAGCAAGCAGAGAAAGCTAAAACCATCAATAAAATAAGTAGTTTTTTCATTCGATCACCATTAATAACTTACAATTAGATAAATGTATTTTTTGCCGAATACGTCTTGGCAAAATTATGCATCCTAACGATGCATTACCAGGGTTTGTTGAGCTATCACCATGTATACGAAAGTAATCGCGCCCTTTAGAATCGTGATTATGTTGATAAAGAGGGATTGAATAAGGACCAATTCGTTGTGAGTTATAAGGCAAACCCATTACCCACAACCCTCTTGGGCACGGCCCAATATTTTTTAAATGGTCTTTAGCAGGGTTATTTTTACCATTTCCATAGCCTGAATATCCTGCAGCAACTTTGCTTCCAGATGGGTTGTACAAATTGCCAGTTGATTGCTGGTATGTCCAATGACTCATAATTTATTCTATGCATAAAAAAACCCGCACTTGGCGGGTTAATAAAGAGCAGTCTAGCTTTGAGTGAGATCCTGCCTGACTTTTCGTGTCAACTTCTGCAAGATAGATAAATAATACCCCTTACCTACAGAATCGCAATACTATTACCTTGAGTTGACGATATATCGCATAAATTAACGATATATCGATTTTTTATTTTTAAAGCCATGAAATTATTCGATATGCTCAACTTCAATTTCAGACATATCCTTAAAATCTGCATCACCCGGGTTGTAAACACAGTTAACCACATTGCTATGAGTAATCACATCATTCATAGCATTGACCAAATCTTCTTTATCGTAGAATTGGTTATTATTAATAGCGGCAACAATATCTCTAAGTTCTCTAACATCATTACTGAGATTTCGCCTAAAACCATTCATTGAGAATTTCATAACTTAAATAATCCAATGTTAAAAATGGTGGTTGTGGTCGGCACTGATATCAGACATGAACGTTCAGGTTACAACCCCGAATAGTTGATTTTAGTATTTAGGTAATCAACAACCCAACCTATTTGGTCGCCACCCCGCGCGTATCAGCCTACGCATTCATAACCATAAACTAATAATTTTTCAATTAAAAAAATAGCTGTTTAACCATATCTAGCCTCAAATAAAAGTTCAGACAGATCTTTTTCAGCACGTGCAATCTCGCGCTTAAGCTCTTTCTCGTATTGCGCGTACTGCTCAGTAGGGTCTATATCATTATCCTCGGCATAGCACTTAATCGTAACGCCATCACATTTAATATTTTTGTACTTTGTGCCTTTTTTTTGATTTTTTGGCTTGTTTGTAAGAGACGCAACGATTTCGTTATAACTCTTACACGCTACATATTTGGCATGCAGCAGACGTATCTGCTCAGCATCAAAGCAGAGTATTCGCTTCTTGTAGTGCTTAAACTGGGCTATAACCTCGTTTTTATTGCTCTGTATGCGTTCGTAGATCGGGCGACTCTTTGATTGCTTTTCTGATTCAACACCATGGGCATCACAAAAATAGTCTTCTAAGCAGTGGGCTTTTAAAATACGACCATCACCAAAAACATCATAAAATCGTACTTTTCGACCCTTGGCGTTCTTAGTCTCAATCATATTGAGCTCGTTGTGATCGCTAGGCACACTTTCACAAATCAGCTCATATAACTTTCTGATAGCCGCTTGAGTTTGAAAAGCCCACTCAAGCATCACAATTTGTATGTATTTATCCGCTTGCTCATCGTTTCTACGCTCTGCAACTGATTTAGTCATGGGCTAACTCTCTAATTAATGTTTTAAACTTATCAATTGTGTCGGCTTGCTGCTCCAAGATCTCATGCGTTGTATTAACGCAAAAACAGTTCAAGCAACGCCTGCGCCGTATCAATTTTTTCCCACAGTCTGATTTTTTAGTACTGAGAACCTTAGAATCGTGTATGCCATCACATTTGGGGCAATAAGTCGCAAGCATTTAATTCGCCTTCGCTGTTCCGCGTGAAACGTTATTTATCGGCAAAGCGATAAAACCAAAGTAAGCCGCTGAGCGGGTATCTCGATTGCTTCGATTTTTCCAACCAGTAATAGCTTCAAAGTACTTCTTATTATCTGCCCAATTAGCCTTAGTTGGCTTGTGTAGCACATACGGTATTGAATAATGATCCAAGCATATAATTAAATTTTCTTGTGCTTGCTGGTTGCGTCCAACATTCATAGCAATTTTAGATTGAGCGTCTTTACTGGGGTGCTTATTACGCTCATAAACAAACTTGTTTGCCATAACATTCTCAATGCTCAGCAGCACATTATCCTTATACCGGCAATAATCCATTAATTCAGGTGTATTCATCATATCAAGTGATATCAACTCACTATAATGATAAGTCGCTACGCCGTGTTTTTTGCTACCAGGATCAACGCCGATGACATAACTCATTTAGAAGAAACCTTTTTTAAAAGCCAGTAGCGAGCATATTGCTTGCCGTTTTCTTTAATTATTTCGGTATGTATGAGATGCCCTTTATTTCTTAGGTCTTTGATTCTCGCGGCGAGTCTAAAACAACCGAATAGCTTAAGTGCGTCAATGGAAGTAATAGAACTCTTCTTCATGTAACTTAAAATAGATTCCGCCTGTGTCATCACTTCACCTCTATTAAACCGCTATCAATATGAATGCGCCAAGTACGATACAAACCTCTCAAAATACATCGCTGTATCTCAGTTTCCTGCAAATCCACATACCGGCGCTTATCGATAATGTCGTGACAATCAGAGCAAGCGTATACACCGAAGAAGTCCGGCGATTTAATACCCATACCCTTTGCATCAGACTCAATATGCGCAAGCACTGTGGTTTCAGGGTTCATATTGCAGTAAGGGTGTATTTGCAACGTACACTCTTGCCCACTCGCGCTTTTGCGCATTTTTGATAACGCTGCCACTACGATTCTTGCGCCTCATTGAGTTTTTGAAACTCGCTATCTTCTGGAATTGTTAAGAAAATAGCTTTATCCACCGCCCACTCAACATGCTTATTCATCATATAAAGCATTTTGCCTTTATCGCCGCTCGCGGTACGGTAACGCTCACCCTCAGCATCTACGCCTAGCCAGCGCCTTACAAATAGCTCGTGAGCATCGTTAGCATCAAATGGCCTTCGCCCAACTGCTACACCCTCTTTTGTAAAATACTGCGGCATATACACGCCAGAGGCAGACATAAACTTAGCCGTTTCACTCATCCACATACGCCAAGTTTTCATCATTGGCCAAGAGTTAGGGTTTTTATTTTCAAACTTTACAACTATCGAAACAGGGTCAACGTTGAGCTTATTAATATGCTCAATAACTCTGGGCTTATCTGAATCGTTCGATATTGTGAATGAGGCACCCATATTAATTAATACGCATTAATTACTTCGGAGAAAGTCACATCTGCTTTAAATGCTGTGGCGCTGTGTGTTAGCACATGAAACTTCATACCTGGGCGCTCACGTGCAAGACGTTTTGCTTCGAGTGAAGCAGACTCATAACTCGAATGCTTGTAAGTTGGCGTTGATGCCACACTGCCCTCTCTCCAAACGAGAAAAAACTGAGGTTCATGGTAATTTTCATTCATGGTATTAATCTCTAAAATTAAACTTCAACAACCCGAATCAGCTCGAATACTTTCTTTCCAAATCGCTTACAGCGCTTATCAGCTCTTTGAATGACATCTGTTGGATACCCAAGCACATCGGCAATCCAAGTCGGTGTAGGGATAAATTTACCGTTGCCGGTGCGTAACAAAATCTCTGATAGCACTGCCATTTCGTTCATTGCAGTATCAATCATTATGTTCATGCGTTAAGGCTCGCTAATAACTCATCACAGTTTGCAATACCCTCTTCGCATCTTGCCTCTTTTGCGTCTTGATCCTCAATAAGCCTGTTAGACACATAGCGATTTCTACCCGTTACAGGGTCGTATTCAACACGAAGATCATCGGTGAATTGATACATTTTTTTAGACTTAATTGATTTGCATTTCTCAATGAACGCTGGGTATGCAGGAGGCCATAAATCTTTAGCCTCACCCATACGTTCAGCCTCGGCCATTTCTGTTTCGATAATTTTAAAACCATGCGCCCATTGCTCATCAGTAAGTTGTTTGGTCTTACGACACCAAAGCAAAAAACCATCTGTGTATTTTTCTTCAGAATCGAGCATTTCACCCTCTTGGCTAGACCACTTACCCCTGTACAACTGTGCCATGCGTGTCCACATAGCTTTGACCAGATGTATTTGCCTCTTGCTCGGCAAATCGTTGGTCGATGATTTGAGAGTCTCGTATTGCCCGTTCTGCTGGGGTGAGTTTTCTACCGTTGGTAGTATTTGTCTGATTGAATCCATTGGAACCTCCAGATTTATCTTGTTCTTTGGCAAGCCAAGTATCTAAAAACTTTGGCATACCACGTAAAGTTTTACGCCGCTTAGTGTTGTTAATCAGCCAGCTATGGATGCGCTGTAGCTGAAAATTCATATCCACGTTTGCATAGACCTTGGAAAATTCTGCAACCTGATCACAGGTTACGTGGTAGACCTCAGACTCCGTCTCGAATTTGTTCGTCGGCAGATCGATAAAAATATTCGGCGGCGGTTCGGAGGCGCATTGCGGCTCTGAACAATAATCTTCCTTTACCTTTACCTTTACCTTTTCCTTTTCCTTTACCTTTTCCTTTTCCTTTGTGGCATTTTTCACAACATCTTTAGGATAGATGTCAACATTAATGCGATTTATGTAAACATAAACGTCTAGCAGCAAATAATCGCTCATTACTCGAACCGTTTTCTTACGCTTAGCTGCATCAAAATAACGCTTCTATCGTATTTATGTCAGCATCTATCGCTTTTTTGATTAATAGTTGCAAATCCTCGTTTGCTGTTATGTAGTATCCCTCATTCCTATAAATCATCCTCCATAGCGTAACTAATATTCCATATCCAGCGGCACCGGTTTCTATGACATACATTTCAGTCTTACTATCAAGATCACAGTCAAGAGAAAAATAGTCGATGCCCTGCTTGGTTAATCTACCCATTATTATTGGCAACCCTTCCCGATATTCCTACCATCCGCTGTAGTGAATTCTTTCCAGTGTTTCCAACCATTAGGGCAATGAAAACCCCATTGGCGAATATTTGGCCCAGTAATAAAAACTGTCCATACAGGCCCTTCTACAAGCTCTAAGCGGTGAGCAAATTTAGCTGTGCGGAATATCGGTAAAAAGCGCTTAATAGATTTAACTCCTTTATTGCTATGCTCGACCATTTGGCCTTTAAGCAAAAAAGAAACACTAAACCAGGGGTGGCAGTGTAACGCTCTATCATCATCAGAGCAGCCAAATTTGTGTAAGTAGATGTTGAACCAGCGGTTACGCGGGATAACGTACCAGCGGTGCAAATAATTACCGCCTATTTTTATATCTGGGTTTCTTAGTTTCATATACTCACTCTTTACTAAACTTAATTTGAATTATTGGAATGTAAAATAATTCCCCTTGATATCTTGGGTATTACCGTTATCCATTTTTTCTTTTCAATCAATTTAAGATGTTCTGTTACACCATTAGGAGCAATGTTTAATTCGTTAGCTATCTCTAAGCGTGACGGCATATAACCATTAGCGACTGAATATTTTTCAAGAAAGTCATAAACTAATTGCTGACGATCAGTAAGCTTAGGCATGTTTGCATTTATCATAAGATTTCAATCTAAATCCAGTTCAGCTAGGACTACGCCAGCTCCGTGATACTCCGCAAATTCATCAACGAATAAATCATTGCTGATCTGCATTAAATCAAAGCCATTAATATGCTTATGTGTAGCATTAAATGCAGGTAATTTTATGATTCTTTCGATAGGCATTATTTACCTCACACCTTTTAAAGTATTAAACGCTAATGCAGCTAAATTTCTGTTTTGTGCATTACCAATGGCTTTAAGTCTGTCCATCCCGCGGGAAACTGCATCAGAATCTCGTTTGATTCTGGTGTAATCATCTTGCGAAAGCATCTTGCCGACTGCTCTTGTATATTCCCATCTGCGTGATTCTTCCTCACTAGCGATGAAATATTTTTGAATGTCCACGCCTTCCAACATTGCGCTGTCGGCCTTAGTAGCGACAATCCAAAGTCTCTCCCCTTCACATACCGAATTGACGGCTCCACCTCCCATACACCCGTAGCGTCCCACATACCCCATCTTGGCAAGGTCAGTAAGGACTCTATCGAGTCCTCTAGTAATGAGTGCTGGCACATTTTCAATAAATGCGTATCTGGGTCGTACTTCGCAAATGATGCGCGCCATTTCTGACCACATACCACTTCGTGAGCCTTCAATGCCTGCGCCTTTTCCTGCACAGCTAATGTCTTGGCAGGGAAAGCCGCCAGAAATAACGTCAACAATGCCTCTCCACGGCTCTCCGTCAAATGTTGTAACGTCAGACCAAATAGGGAAGGCTTCGAGCAATCCATCATTTTGTCGTTGCGCCAGAACTGCTGCGGCGTAAGCATCACGCTCAACGGCGCAGACCGTTCGCCACCCAAGCTGTTTTGCTGCGAGTATCCCCCCCCTGCTCCGGCAAAGAGTGAGAGTTCACGCATTCCATGAATGCTCTGCTGAATAGCCAAGTCATTCACCAATCCCGCTCTTTAAGGGTTCGCGGGCTATCATTACATCAGGTTTTTTCATAATTCTTACTCACTACCAAAAACTGCCTTATAATCAGGTCAACCAATGAATAAAATGGATAAGTAGGCCTAAAATTGATGCCAAAATTAGCCACGAGAATATATAAGCAATTAAACGCTCTGCTACAGAGTTGCAAAGATCATCCATTTGTAGCTTTGTTAGTGTTTTTGATTGCAACTTTAGAAGCTTCTGGAGTCCCTCTTCTGACATCCTTTCAAAAGTGGCTCCCAGAAATATTGCCAAAAGAAATATTATTAGGAGAGTACTCACTTCAGGTATGGCATTTATTATTGTGTCTAACATGTACTATTCTCGGTTCTGTGATTACAACGGCTTGGTATCGATACAAAAACACTAAAGACAACACTAAATTTATTGAATCAAGCGACTTACTTTGGAAAACCAGCAAGCACTACACTTATATAAAACCTGACCCTTATTGCCCGAAGCATAAAATCAAATTACTAATTGATCCCGAAGGCTTATATTGCTCCGAATGCAATGAATTGATTTTCACTTTCGACGACATTGAAAAAGATGAGCTTTTACCATTGATGCGCGAACTCGCAGAAAATAAAGCTGAGCAAGTCATAGAAAACACTAAACTTAAAGTCATAAAATAAAATCACCCAGCCTTCTTCAACTGCGCCAGCTCAGCCTCAAGCTGTTTAATACGGCCTTCGTTGTTGTGAAAGTATTTATCGAAAAGCCAAATCGACCCCATAAATCACCCCGTCTTACCAAGCTTCAAAAACTCTTGAAAATGCTCTAGCTTTTTCTCAAGCTCTAACTTTTCAGCTTTAAGCAAGTCGTTCTCACGCTCAACATGGCTTTGTAGTCGCACAAGCCCGTAACCGTTCGACCAAGCAAGCCACTGCATTGGAGCTTCGTTACCGCAGATATCCATTAACTCGTTAATTTTTCGCTGCGGGAAATGTGCTTGACCTGTTTTAATCCTCGACCATTGCGCTTGGTCTACCCCCAAATCTAAACAAACCGACTTTTCAGGTACCGGCGCCAAATCAACACAGAGCTTTATCGCGTCCGTCATAGACTCACACCGATGAATATATTCAATATCAACTTGTTTGCGCCCACGATTTACCAGTAAATCAAGTGTTTGCTGCCTATCGGCAATAACAGTCATATTGTTTGACTCCTGTTGACGGTCGTTTTTTGGTTAAATAAAAAGCCCGAGGGGGCTGTTTAAATTAATTTACTGAAGGTTTATTTGGATTTTTGATTTTTATCAGGCCTTTTTCTTCTAGGTATTTATGAATCCTTCCTACTGCACTAAACGGAAGATTTTTGTCGTCCCACTGTATAACAGCGGAATAACCAATACCTAGCACCTTGGCTAGCTCTTTTTTTGTAGTTGTTCCCGTTTTTAGGAATGCATCTGTAATATTCATAATCAACATTACAGCATACTGTAATTATTAATGCAACAGCATACTGTAACTTAATTTATATACAATTTATTCATGACTGAGACAATTATTACAGCGACTATATTAAATAGTCTTGATGAACTCGCTAAGCGCAATAATATTGGGTTTAGAAATCGTAAGACTTATTTTGCAGACGTATGTGGCTTGAAATACTCAGCGGTTGCTCAATGGTATGGAACCGGTGGAAAAACCAAAAACATAAGGACTGAGAATCTAAATAAGTTAGCCAAACACTTTAAAGTCTCCCTTGATGCTATTGTGACTGGCAATCTTGACGAAGAGTTAGAGGCTAACTCAAATCTTGACATTCAATTGAAGCGTTTGAAGAATTCCGGCCTTCAAGATCAAGGAGCTTCTCTTCTTGAAAATTTTCTAGATACTGTTTTAAGTACAAAATAAGCTTATTTTTATCTTCTGCATTTAAAGCATAAATTCTTTCTAATAAATCGCCTTTCAATTTCCTATTGCCTGTATCAATAACTGTATATAAAGCCAGTATTGCAATTAATCAACTGCTAATCCCGCAACACCCTGTTAATTAAAATTACCACTTCTAATGAAAAATGGTCAAACGATCAAAAAGTAGCCTTTAGTGTAATTTTTAATCATTTTTATGTCTGATGTCAGATAATCTGACATCAGAGAAAATCTATGTCAGATTATCTGCAACTGGCGCACTTTCGATAATTTTCGACACTAAGTAATTAAAAATCGAGATTAAAAAAGTATAAAAAAGTTAGCTATATCACGATATCTATAGACTACCCTTAATATATGGCGATTAAAAAATCAACAGAGCGAGGAGCTAGGCTAACAGAGGTCAGAGAAAAACTGTATGAAAACGCTGCTGTGGCAGCTATGGAGCTTACAAAACAAGGCTGCTCTATCAAGTATCGACGGTATAAAGATTTAGAAAACGGAGAATGGCCGCGAGCTGATGAGTTCCATCATGTGTGCAAGCTGTTTAAAATCCCGCCGCTCTACTGGTTAACAGGCGAGAAAGATGACAGTAATAGACCGCATTGCGACACGCTGCAAGGCCTACCACCTAAACTGCGCTCTTTGACTGAAGAGCTTGTGGCAGTTATGAAAACCAAGGGGAAGGAGCTAGACTTGTGGGAGTAAAGCTGTTCATGCATTCTCACCTTCTTTTTCTCTCCAATGCGATACCTTGGCCTGAATTTCTCCGAAATCCACATCAGGCATAATTAGAGAGAGATATTCATTAATATCCAAAAGTGATGTTTTTTTTAATCTACATCTATTGTAATAAGCATCTAGCTTTTTTCTTCTAGTGTCTGAAGCCATGGGGTGCATTGCAATAAAATGCAAAAAGCACGCTAAAGCTTGGTCATGCTTTTTTTCGATTCTGAGTATGTTTGCCTGCATTTCTGGCACTTGGCTATTGATTGCTAGAAAATACTCTTCTGTATACCCCTGATTATTGGCCAGCTCTATATGGACACCTTGTAGCTCATGAGTAATTTTCCATGCTTGGTCGTAATCCTTTGATTTTATTGATTTTCTATAGTCGCTTCTTAGTTTATCCGTTAGATCAAAATACCTATTGGCAGAGTGAGTACGATCTATTTCCATAATACTGAGCTTTTGCGCCTCACTTATAGAATCTCCAGCCTTTAATAAAGCACTTTCTAACGACTCACCTGAGGAGCTATCCCAAATAACCTCATTGTTAATTGGCTTTTTCTTGGCTCCAAATATCGCACTTAATAACTTTTTCATTCTCGAAGCAGCCTCTAAAAAATTATCTAATTAATTTTATAAGCGAATTACGGACGAAGCAAAAATGATAGTCGGTCTTAATACTCCAGTTTTAAACGTATAAAGTAAAAAAATAAAAATAATTACAGTTTACTGTTGTTTTATATATTACAGTATGCTGTAATATATTCATCGACAAACACAAAGGCCACTCAAGATGCACAATGAATCATGCCGAGCTTCACAAGATGAGCTTGCTTACGATGTTGAGCAATCAAAGCCAGAACAGCATTTAAGTGCGGAAGAGTTAGCGGATGCTGCTTATAGCGAATTTAAGAATAGCGATGAGCTTATGGGCGGTTGCGGCATGAGCGAAGACACTTACTTCGGCTTCTGCGAATACGATGCTGTAGAAAAAAGGCTTGATGCTATCGAGAAGCAAAAGCAAGTAAATCAAGCAATGGCTTGGGCAAACAAATCAGCAGCGGCACTTGCTGGCGCTGTATATGACCCAGTTATCGACTCTGCCAGAAAAGAACTGGCACAAATTGGTGAAGAAATGACTGAAGTTAAATCGCTAAGCGATCAGCTCAAAGTAATGACTTCGGAGTTTGAGCAATTTTACAAATCACTCTAGACCATTTAACCGGTCTTTGCCCTTGTGAGTAGAGGTATTTAACCGAGGGCTTTTTTATTTAAAAGGTAATTGGCAATGATATTACAAACATTAATCGTTATTACTGATGCAGATTATTACCCTCTACCCACTGACAAAAAAGGCAAAAAAAATGGGAACCGTTAATTATACAAATGATGGTTTGGTTTTCAATATTGATATTGCTGAAAACTCAGGTTGTATTTTTGACTCTGCTAGACGCTCAGTGCTTGCATATTTGAATCGTTTGAAAGCAAAAGGGTTTTTGCAAAACTTTCACGATCATATAGAAAATAAGCCGTTTGATTTTGATGATGCGCCTTGTTTGGTAACGATAAATAACGGAGGTTACAGTGATTAATAAAAAAATAGACTTTGTTAACGAGGCACCACCGATTCCGGCGCGAGATAAAGAAACCGGAAGGAAAATCATTATTGATAACCAAGTAGCCACACGCGCAGAACGTGAAGAATATTGGAATAAAGTTGAATTGAGAGAAAAGCAGTTAGATAGCTTACAGGAGGCACCATGAACGCTTTACAACAACACCCAGCGGCTTTAAAAGCACAAGAGATTTGGTTTGATGAAAACCCATT